ATCGTCCACATATTTAATATTGTATGGTGGATAATTAACCCTTTCCTGTCTAGCGATTTGGTTTTGTATTTCTTTTAATACTAAAATTGGATGTGTCATATAAAATCTCCTTTATAAAAAGCAAGAATTGTGTTCCTAATGGCAACACAGGTTTAAAGTGGCTCAACTTATCGTATTGAGGATGGTAGCTTCTATTGCTACACGGTCAGTTCCGTTTGACGTAGAACTGTCCTACAAACCTATTTAGTAACGTTTTACCGCCTACTATTTTAGCAATTCCATTTCTTTAAGGCTAACGCCTTTCTTGTTGGTTTGCCATTTTTATCTTTCATTGGTCCGGATACACCACTCATTCTGGCACAAAAGCTTTTGCGTCTTTTTGCTGCTTTGCTATCAGGATCTAATTTACTAGGTGGAGTTGTTACCGCCATTTGTAATTTACTTGCTGGATTTTCTTTTCTATAAGCATCAACGCCCTTTTGCGTCAACCCACCAGTAGAGCTTTTGTGACCTTTCGCATCAATCGCATATTCTAATAATTCGTCATCGCTAACGACATCAAATATATCCCAAATGTATTCACTGGTAAACCCGTTTTCGCTTGCGTATTCTTCAATGGTACTTTCAATCATATCAAACATTTCGTCAGAAGATAATTCAAAACTTTCATTAGGCACGCAGTTGTTAACCAATTTACCGCCTTTCATCTTAGTTCCTTCTTTATGCTTATCTCTCCAGCATTTAAAACTAAGAGGGTTCTTTTTTTCGTTTAATTCCATAAATTTTCCTTTAATCATCTATAGAATTATTTAGGGTATGAGATAGCGAATAGAGATTTTATTCCCTATTCGCTATCCACATAGTTATGCTACAGCTAAGTCTTTTTTCAATAAGTTAGCAATTGCTTTTACTTCGATATTAACAACGCCCAATACGCCTAAAGCCGCCCAGCCAAAAAATACAAATCCATAATGCAAAGGAGCAACAAACAATTCTTCCATAAACCAGAAAGTGTGACCCCATTCATTCAAACCTACGTTTGGAAGAATCATAAATGGACCAATTACAGATACCATATATTGTAATGGTAAGCCTTTTTGGTAGGTTGGTAAACGAGTTTTAGCATATAAAAACGAAGCAACACCAGTAATAATATAAATCGGATAACTTAAATAGAACTCAATAACATGACTTGGAGTAAAGTCGGTATCTCTAACAATTGTTTGGTGCCATGTACCATCTTGTTCAGTAAAATATGATGCTCCATAATAAATTGCGATACCATACATTACCAACCAAATCCAATGCGTAAAATGACGACGTAATTCTTCGCGAGGAGTGATTGACATTACTTTACGGTCACGACTTTTCCAGATATAACCCCATAAAATTGACGCGGTTAATACCTCTAAAACCATTTCTATGTATAAGAAGTTCATCCAGTATGTTTCAAACTCTGGAGCAAACGAGTCTAAACCAGCAGACCACCCGTAAACCCCTTCATACCATCGAACCCATCCATAAAACACAATATATAATGACGCACCAAATAGCATAGCTTTTTTATTCAAAAGTGAAGATTCTTTAGCTTCTGCTTTTACAGTTTCAATTGTAGCTGACATGTTATTTCTCCAAAAAGGATATTAAAATAGAATTTGTTAAATTCAAATCAAGTTAGCTATTTATAAAACATACTAAAACAGTATGTTTTTATCCTACGTCTCCCCCTATTAAATCTTACAAAAATAGCGAAAAGTAAGAACCAACGCAGGTATTTGGAGCCACTGAAAGGAATCGAACCCTCAACCCCCTGATTACAAGTCAGGTGCTCTACCAATTGAGCTACAGTGGCAATATTTGGCTCCTTAAGATGGGATCGAACCACCGACCGGACGGTTAACAGCCGTCTGCTCTACCTCTGAGCTATTAAGGAATAATAAATTGGTCTCCCATGAAGGATTTGAACCTCCGACCTGTCCGCCCCAAACGGACCGCCCTACCAGACTGAGCTAATGGGAGTGTTATATTAGGCGCTTTCTGTTTTTAACGTGGGACGCGCCTATCGCCACAATACAACATCAGTTTGGTTATTTCGGTTTTTAACGCGGAGCTGACCTACTGCCGCAACATTATTTAATATAAAAATTGGAGCAAGAAACGGGACTCGAACCCGTACCTTTAGTTTGGAAGACTAAAGTGCTACCATTAACACCATACTTGCATAATTTGGTGGAGATCCCTGGATTCGAACCAGGTGCCGTAAAAGGCACGGATTTACAGTCCGCCGCAGTCACCTATGCCGCTCGACCTCCAAATATTTTTTAAAAATAAAGGTTTAAAACTATTTGTGCCCTCGCCAGGATTCGAACCTGGAACCAAATTCTTATGAGGAATACGCTCTGCCGTTGAGCTAAAAGGGCAAATTTTTTAGATAGTCACCGGCACTGAACTCCGGCATTACTGTTCTATTGGGCAGTCAACCTATTCTCTTGCGTATCAGCCTACGCATTAACTATCAAGTCATAAGTATTTACGGAGTTACATGTGCTGCCTAGTATGACCACAAACCCGACTAGAATGTAATACTTATGCTTCATAATGTTTGTCTTTCCAAACTGTCAGTTCTTTTTTGTGCTTTAAGGCTTTCCGCAGAACATACATTTGCCACTTTTAATTGGTAGTGCTTCCAATTTTGATAGTAACCCCGATCCAAACCGACTAGGCTACCAAAACTCTTTAACTCAAACTACAGGTATATTATAATTTATTTAAGCAATAAAGTAAAGTTTTATTTAAAGAGCAGCAATCGCCGCTACTTCACCCACTTCTGTCAAAACCGCGATAGTTTCCGCGCTACCAGCAACTTCAGCTACAGTACCAGCGGCGGCAACAGTTCCTTCTACAGCAGCTGTACCAGTTGATACAATAGCATCATAAGCAGTTTTAGCCGCTACACCGGTAGCAATATCAACCACGCCATTGCCAACTGCTTCAGCTTCATGTTTAACAGCGTGACCGATTTTAGAAAAAATATTCATAATGTTATCTCAAGTTGTTTAGCTTATACAAAGTTTCGTTGTTCAAAGATTGTAAAGTATCTATAATGTTTTGAATTTCATTTTCTGACCCACAATCAGCACGATTAGCATCTACCCAAGAACGTAAGGTAGAAACCAACTGGACTGCATCACTAGGGTTATTAACAACAGGATAATCATTAATAATCCCATTTCTCCCTTGATGATTTTCCGCAAGCGAATCCGCAATGTCAATAACTGCACTGTAGAACTCCTTTAGCGCATTATGTTGAGAAAAACTTGTTGTTTGTAAATGTGCGATATGTGCTTTATTTCTAGCATCAAACAATAAAGCAATTAGCTGTGGCATTTTATTCATTGTAATATATAATCCTATTTTGATGGAAAGTATTTCTAAATGACACAATCTAAGTATGCCATTAAGAAATAAAGGCGCTAACCTTTATTCCATTTTATTTATTCTTCAGTTGCTTCAGCTTGTTCTTCTTGAGCCGCCGCTAATTCTGCGGCTTCTACTTGAGGACGACCCTGATTTTGAATTTTAGCGATAATTTCACTAACATCACGATAAGGTTCTTCAGAAAGCATTTCAAGGATAAAATTCACTTCTTCAACAGGTAATTCTAATGTAATCAGCATATAGTCATTCCAAAAGGTTAAGATTTGTTGTTTCCCAAATTGTATTTTGGGCATAGTTCCCAGTCAGATTTCTCTTGAAAAGAAAGAATCTTTATGGTATTTAGTGAGCAAGTTTCAAGGTCAACTTTATTGACAATTTCTAGTAAACCCCAATCGTTCAATAATTTGGCAATTGTGTTCCTGCGTTTAATATCATCATCTGATATAGAGGTAGGCTTATTATCAAGTTCAAACAATTGTTTAAAATGCACCAGATAATATTTACCCTGTTTATGTAATATATGAGCAGTCTGGTAAAGTTTCTTTTCTTGTTTAGAAGCAATACCGATACGGCTTAATGTTTCACGAACCTTTAAAAAATCATCAGGCTGTTTTAATGTGATTTCTAATAAATCATACTTTTCCATGTTTTTGTTTCCCACCCGTACCCATTTGTTCTCTGACAGTATCAATTTGACTTTCAGTTAATAAGGTAAGAGCCAACGCTCCTTTTTCTTTGCTGTAATTAAAATAATCGCACACCAAATTCAAATCATCTGAACTATCGGCTTTCTTGACCCATTTAGAAAATCGTTTTTTCTTTTTAATAGACGCCAGTAAAAAATCATTTGCCATATCTTTTGGTAGATTAGGATAACGGTTCATTTCGTTAGCCTGTAACACCGTGTCGACATAATAAGATAAACCCCTGTTAATGATAAAAGGTGTATATTCTTTAACAGATTGTTCATCAACAAGTAAATTTTCTTTCGTGAAGTTTATAGCTGTTAAGTAATCAAACAATTTTGCCATAGTGTATCCCATAATATAAATGTGACATCATTATTATTTATAAGTTTTTATTCTTGGTCAATAATATAGATAATGTAATCTGGAAACGAATCTTTCAAATACTGAATTAAAGTGTTATAATCATCGCTTTTACCCAGATATTTTGAAGTCTTATTTTCATAGGCGAAAAATAGGTCAGAATGTTTTTCTATTTTAACATAAATAGATTTCGCGCCATCATCATCAGACTTAAGAGTGCGCCCGTATAACATACCTAGAAAAAAAGAAGCCGCCATTAAACAAACAGTAGAGATTAATTGAATCATAATTTATGTAATGTCTCAAAAGGATGGGAAATAAATTTAATTATTTGTTCAGCTGTGTACCATATACCGGTTAAAACGTTTATGATGCAGCTAATAATTACAGCTAATGTATTCATTTGAAATTTACACTGGACATAATTTCAGTAAGCGCCGCCATAATATTTAACTCTTGGTCGGCAACAAAAGCAGATTTATATGAATAGTCTGCCATAATTAAAATCAACTGAGGAACAGAATTAGGCTCAACCAAAGTCGATGAATAATCATAAAAATGTCTGAATAACTCTACGCAATCAACATCATTCATACCTACCCATTTTCTAACTTCAGTAAAGTTTTTTTCTTTTATATAGCCGATTAATGCTTTATAAGAATCATCACTAAAGTTAGACAATATACCAGAATCAATTTTACCTGATACAGAATAACGCTGTAATTCATTAAGAACTCTACGATAGTCTGGAAAGAATTTAGTAATAACCTCAGCCACCACCTTTGGGTCGTATTCAACTTTTTCTTCAACAAGAATAGCACATGCTCTTTTAAAGAATTTAGCCGCTAACTCTTGTTTCTCGCTTTTTTCAATAGTGAAGTTCAAAGCCGTACATCTTGAATGAATAGGTGCAATCAACTTTTGAGGAAAATTACAAGTAAGAATAAATCTACAATTAGCACTGAAAGTTTCAATAAAACCACGCAATGCTGGCTGAAAAGAATTAGCGTTTAAGCCGTCAGCTTCATCAAGAATAACAACTTTAGTGCCACCGCCAAATGATACAGTAGAAGCAAATGATTGGATTTTACTTCTAAGAACATCAATACCAGACTCCATAGATGCGTTAATGAATAAAACGTCAGCATCTAATTCATTACAAAGCGCAAATGCTGCTGTAGTTTTACCAGTACCCGCACCGCCTGAAAATAACATATTAGGAATCTCGCCTTGTTTCACGATATCTTTTAATGTTTGTTTCATTCGTTCAGGTAAAATACAATCCTCAATTTTAGATGGACGGTATTTTTCAACGTACAAAAATTCTTCTGGTTTTGCTATCAAACTCATAAGTGTATCCTCAATAATATCATAATAAACAATTGAAGCTGATTATCGGCTCAGCTTCAAGCCGGCTATCTTACTCGAATGAAGAATCTGACTCAACCGCAAGGAAATACACGGTATCTTTGGTTTTATGTTTAAATCTTGAAATCTTTTTAGTCGAGATAGATACGGTATAATCGCCGTGTACTAATTTTAACAAACCAATTTTTAGGTAAACTTTAAATGTGGTAGAAGTGGAACCAACTTCAACTTCATACACGTTAGACGAATCAACCTTTTTATCGCCGACTCGGATAACAATCTTATTACCATCGCCAATTAAGGCTAAGTCTTGCGCTTTCAATACCGATGCTGTACGATTAATCATATCAAGCATACTGTCGGTTAACTCAAACTCAATATCTGCATCAGGAAATTTAATTTCTTTAGTCGGTACGGTTAAAACGTTTTCAGCTGCTGAGTAATATTTAATGGAGTTATTGCCCTCAGCAATAGTGACATATTTATCGTTAAATGTCAACTCAGGATCGTTAAACAAAGAAACAGCACCCAAGAATTCTGAAATATCGTAGATGCCAAAAGTGGTATCAAATGATTCAGCAATAGCACTATCAGCCATAATGTTTTTTTGTACTGAAACCGTAGAAAGTTTGTTTCCAGGTTTTAGCATCACATTAGGATTAATAGACGCAAAGTTTTTTAGAATTGCTTGGGTTTCTTTTGACAATTTCATAATGTTCCTTAATAATGTAAATAAAAATATATAGTAAATGATTTTGCGTCAAAAGTAAAATTCACTTTTGAATACACTGTAATGTATACGAACCTGAAATATCGCTGAACATGCTAGCAAGAATAGTCTTTTCAATTTTTAAGGCGTTTTCACATGTTAATGCGTTATTTAATTCAGTTGACGTAATTTTTACGTCATAGCCGCCGTTTATATGAGTCATAGTTGTAATCAATAATATAAATGTTTTCAAAATTTCACCTTGAAGTCCAGTTTGTTTCGGGTTAAAAACTCAATCGCTTTTTCGTATGTAGCATCATCTTCAGCATTAACTTCAAACAGGTCGTTGTAAACGATACCTTCTAAGTTATCAGAAACATCACCCTCAACACGTAAAACAATTTTATAAGGTTGACGAACCGCTTCTAGCGTAAGGTTTTTGTTGTTATTTATAACAGAAAGCGTAATAAGGCTCATATTATCTCCCCATTGGATTAGTGTTAACAACACGGATTCTATCGCCGTAATGGATTTTTCTATATGTATAGAATCTATCGCGTTTCATGTCAATCCTAACTTTACGGTTCAAATGCTCTCTTGATTTACGCATTGGAGTAATAATCGAAAACAATTCGTCTTTCTCGCTAATCATGGTATCACCTCAAAAATTAATAATAAATTTAAACTACAAGAGCAATTATACGCTGTTTTTATAAAAAGTAAAGCTTTTTTAATAATCTTCACTAATGTAGACTCGTTCACCTTCTTCTGACGTCTCAACATGTAAACAGTATCCAACAGGAATAATCATATCGTCAATCAAAACATCGTCACCTCTACGGTAAACCATCGACCCATGTTTACAGTGGTCGTGAATTAAATCTGATAAAGCTTTGAAGTTTTTACCGGTATATCTTACTGAGGATTTCATTCAATACCCCGTTCATCAAACTCATACAAAAACATTAAATTACATGCGGCGTGGAGTAAATGGGATTTGCCTGTTTCGTCATCATTTTTATCACCTTTAAGGTAATCGTACACATGTCGTAATAACGCATCAGTATAACGTTTTCTAGCATCTGGTACGATTAACCAATTATCTTCATCGTACTTTTCAGCGCCGCTTGTTAGTATAGAACCAACACCCTCTATGAAATATGGACTTAACAATCTGTATTTAACCTTTCCAGTATCAAATTTTCTTCCAACTGAGGATAGGTCTTTTGGTTCTGTTTCATCTTTAGTGTTATGATTTGTGAATGCCACGTCTTTTTCTCTCTTCAATTATATCATCTAACGAAATAGGGTAAAAATCAGTTCTTTCAACACTGACGTTCATATACCTATTATCTGGAGTTCCGTCCGGTAAAAGTACAACTTCATTATGTAAATGTCCATGAATTTGAAACCCCCACCGCCCTAAACAATCCGGATGAACGGGAATGTGCCCAAGTAGCATATTATCGATAACATGATATGCCCTAATGTCTTTAAAGTAAGGTAGATATTTGTCCAATTTGAAAATATCATGATTCCCTTTAATCAACCTCAAATCTTTACAGTTCAGCCGTTCTAACATAGGGAGCGCTCTTAAATTTAAAGCAACATCACCTAAAATGTAACATTTATCTTCTGGTTTAACCCTTTCGTTGAAACGCTCAACTAAAACCTCGTCCATTTCTTCGATTGAATCCCATGGTCTAAGTTTACTCCCATCATAATTTAAAAATTTACACATTCCGTGATGCCCAAAGTGCAAATCCGAAGTAAGCCAGATGTTCATTTTCACTCCTTATGTAGTTTCTTAGATTTAATCCAAGAATTATCAATATCATTATCTAATGTCAAATCTTTACCCTTTATAATAGCGCCGCCGGTTAATACTACATCTTCATTATCGGCAATCACTAGATATGCCTCACCAAAGTAAACCTTTCTAGACTTCTTAGTTGAATTCAGCAAATTACGAATATCATTTCGTTCAGCGGTATCAACCTCTCCGGAAACATAATGTATCGTTCTGTCAGAACCTTTATCTTTTAACAGCTCTAATATTGCCTTTCCGTGTGATATATAGTTGAACAAAATCAAAGTAACGCCGTCTAAAGATAGTGTCAAATTTGAGATAAATTTGTTTCGCTTACTGTCTAACGTCAAAAACTTAATTTCTTTTTGATATTCTATTTTTTTACATAAGTCTTTAGATTCTTTAGGGTGATTTAATATAAGGCAATTAATGTTTAATGGAGTGACTTCTTTATTATCCATCAACTCTTTTGTTGTTATTACCTTATAAACTTCACCAAATAAGCCGGTTAATTGTAGTTCTGATATATTTTTACCATTAAGCGTTCCTGTTGTACCAAATCTGTATTTTACATCTGGCATATTATTCAGCAAAGTTGATGCTGATTTAGCCGCGTATGTATGACACTCATCTCCGATAACAACATCTATATTTTCAAGGTCTTTAGGCTTTAATTTGTACAAACTTTGCCATGTTGAAATAGCACAGTTATGTTTAAATTCTCTAGTAAACCCTGAATAGATTTTGTTACAGTTAGCATCTACACTCCACCCATTATGGCTTGAGTAATCTTGAAAATCAGAATACATTTGCTCAACTAAGGTTGTTGATGGAACGATAATCAAACATCTTTTACCGGCGTTAATATACCAACGAATTAAACTGTAAATCATTAAAGACTTACCAGATGATGTTGGTGACACAAGAATACATCTATTAAGATTAAGCGCCTTATGTACCGCGTCAAGTTGGTAATGTCTAAAATCAATAGGTTTGCTTCTTGCGTGTGGCTTTAATGCAGAACAAAAATTGTTTACCAATTCAAGTGGATAATTGTTTTGTTCTTTTACATCATTTTTGTATGATATAGTGTATTCATTAATATCTGCGAATTTTTCAACATAACCTATTAAACCGGTCTGTAACAGCTTTTTATGAATATCGTATAACCGTGCCTTTCCATCCCAAATTTTGTTACGGAAAAGTGGCATAAATTTATATCCAGGAACAAAAAATGAGAAGTATTCATACAATTCAGATTCTATACCAAAATCATCAGCTGTTATCTTAATAAAGGCTTCATTCAGTTTTTCAACATAAAGCGTGCCGTTCGACATTAAAAATCCTCATATATTCTATAATGAATTATATATAAGGATTTCTGATTTAGCCGGCGTTGAATGAAGATATAATAATTTCGTTTGGTTTGATTCCTTTATAGGCTAACCCGATAATTTCAACATTAACAGTATCAGGAGAATACGCCCAAACATCAGAACCCCATCTCCCTCCATATTCCCTGCTAGGATGAATTTCTTTAGCTTCTTCCTCAGAATACGCAGATACGACCATAGAATCGTATGTATCGTAGCCGCTTCGTTCAATTTGCCATAATCTATACAGAAAAAGTGATTTGTTATCCATTTATTTGCCTTTACGTTTTGCAGTAGCCTTTCTTTTGTTAGAACGAATTAAACGTTCAGCATAATCAAAACAAATACTTGGCATTTCTTCATTTTCATTAAGGTCACCATCAAATATTTGATTAGTCATACCGCGTTGAGTATATCCATTATCGTCAGTAAAACTTTGGATTTTAGCGCCTAATTTGATATTAGCATCAATAAAATCGCACGCAAAATATTCTAAATCTTTACCTTTAGAAGTCTTAAATTTAAGCTTAGAATAAATCACTTGTTTAACGTGTTTTCTTTGTTCAACAGGGAAAGAGTTTATGAATACTTCAGATAATGGTAAAGTAGTTGCTTCAGTCATGGTATTCTCCAATTAGATATTAGACATTAATTCGTTAATTTTAGATTCTAATTCAGCTTCATTAAAACATATAAAAGAGATACCGCCGCCATAAGATTTGTTGCTGTACTTTTTACCGCCTATCTTTTTGGCTCTTGATAACGCAATGTTATAAGTAGCGTCAATATCATACCCATCACTTTCTTTAATGAACGTAAGAAAATGGCAAACAACTCTTGGGTTACCATCAACAGTACGGTTAATTCTTTCAAACTTAATCATATTAAACACTCCAATAACGTTATAGGTTAACTTCATTAATATCTATTATACTCTGTTTTTATCAAAAGTAAAGCTTTATTTTTAATAAAACCTAAAATATTTTTAAGCGCTTAACCTCAATTCACGCCCGACTAGGCTATTATACGTGTTTGAGGACATAAAGTAAAGTTTTATTTTAGGCACAAAAAAGCCGACAATTAAGCCGGCTTTTTTGCTATAGGGTTTCAAACTTGAAGAAACTATAATTAAACGTCACGTCGCAGGTTAGATAGGTAATATCTGACTGGTTTGTAACCATAGTCAACCCACCTAAATCTATCGGTCGTAAATCATAAAACACTATATTTCGAATCACATTATTAGATGAAGATAAAATTTGTAAATTACCATCAGATACTTCATTCAAATTACTCCCCGCGATAAAATCGCTAAACTGGATTCTTGCTTCGGGAAAACCTAACCCAACCATCCATTTATAAATAGCTAGATAGTTGCTCATGTCCTCATCTACTATAAAGCTAACAGTCAAGTCTGAATACTGAAGATTGGCCCCTGATGTATAAAAAGTAGATAGAGGAGTTTGAATTTCAGCTGGAGGTAAAGACACACTGGGTAACGTTACTTGTTGAGCAAAGTAAGTTAATTCAGGTATTTTCTGGATGCTGAATGTAAATCCAGACGCACTTAACGGATTCACATTATGCTGATTTGCAACAAAATTTGCCATTTTAACCCTTCATAGAAAGAGGAATTTTAAGGCTTATCTGTGCTACTTGGATAAAAAACATACCAACACCAAATAGCGCAATATATGCTCCTAAAATTGGTTCAATACCGGTTATCATCAACAGAACACCAATAAAGGCTAACCCGTTGGTGTAAATTGTATAATACTCGCTTTTTTTCATAA